GTAAGAACAGAAGACGAAGACAAAGAAAAGAAAAAAGAGATTGACGTAAAAGAACACGTTGACGCTCTTATCGCTGGAGAAAAAGACTTAACCGAAGAGTTTAAGGCTAAAGCTGCTACTATTTTTGAAGCGGCTATCAAATCTAAAGTAAAAGAAATTACTGAAGAATTGGAAACAGATTATAACAAAAAATTTGAGCAAGAAAGTGCTAAAGCAAAATCTGAATTAACTGAAAAAGTTGATTCTTACTTAGCATATGTTGTTGAAGAGTGGATGAAAGAAAACGAAATCGCTCTTGAACGAGGTATCAAAGGAGAAATTGCTGAAGACTTTATCAATGGTCTGAAAAAATTATTTGAAGACCATTACATTGATGTACCAGATGAAAAATATAATGTGCTTGAAGACCAAGCAGGTAAAATTGAAAAACTGGAAAAAGACCTCAATGAGCAAATTCAAAAAAATGTTGAGTTAAATAAGGAAGTTGGAACTAAAGTTAGAGATGAAATCAAAACTAAAGTTTCTGAAGACCTTGCTGACACAGCAAAAGAAAAGTTTGCTAAACTTGCCGAAGGAATTGAATACTCTAACGCAAAAGACTATCAGAAGAAATTAGAAACTGTTAAAGAATCTTATTTTGGAAAGAAAAATAATGAAGCGAAAGAGAACCTAGATGATGTGGCGGCAGATGGATCAGTTAATCCTGATTTATCAAATTCTATGGCTGCTTACAGCGCCGCTATAAGCAAAACTAAAGACATTAAACTGTCTATTAAGTAAATATAAAGGGAGATAAACACATATGTACTTATCTGAAACACACGAAAAAAAATGGCAGCCAGTACTAGAGCATCCTGATTTACCAAAAATTACTGATGCTTATAGACGTGCCGTTACATCCGTGATATTAGAAAACCAAGAAAGAGCTTCTAAAGAAGACTCTGCTTACTTGGCAGAAGCGGCTCCAACAAACGCAACAGGTAGTGCTGTAGCGAATTGGGATCCAATTCTAATTTCATTAGTACGTAGAGCAATGCCGAATTTAATTGCATACGATATCGCAGGTGTTCAACCAATGACTGGTCCGACAGGACTAATTTTCGCAATGAGAAGTAGATATACTTCACAAGCAGGCGGAGAATCATTCTTTGACGAAGCAGACACAGACTTTTCAGGCAGAAATGCTGCTGGATCTTCTGTTGATGGCTACTCAGCGACTGACCACTCGGGTGCAAACCCAGCTGTCTTAAACGACGGTTCACCTGGAACATATACAGCTGGAACAGCTATGACTACAGCGAAAGCTGAAGCATTAGGCGACGCTAGCGGTAATGCATTTGCAGAAATGGCTTTCTCAATAGAGAAATCTACTGTAACTGCTAAATCAAGAGCTCTAAAGGCTGAATACACTATGGAACTTGCTCAAGATTTAAAAGCAATCCACGGTTTAGATGCTGAAACAGAACTTGCAAACATCTTATCTGCTGAAATTTTAGCAGAAATTAATAGAGAAGTTGTAAGAACTATTTACATTAATTCAGAAAAAGGTGCTCAAACTGGTAACGTAACAACTGCTGGTATTTTTGACCTAGATACAGACTCTAATGGTAGATGGTCTGTTGAAAGATTCAAAGGCTTAATGTTCCAATTGGAACGTGATGCTAATAGAATCGCTCAAAGAACCAGAAGAGGAAAAGGTAATATAATTATCTGTTCATCTGATGTAGCTTCTGCTCTTCAAATGGCAGGTGTATTAGATTACACTCCAGCTTTAAATAACAACCTAAATGTTGATGACACAGGCAATACTTTTGCAGGTGTTCTTAACGGTAGATTTAAAGTATACATTGATCCTTATTCAGCAAACAGTACTGCTAAACAGTATTATGTTGTTGGATATAAAGGAACATCACCATATGACGCAGGTATTTTTTACTGCCCATATGTTCCTTTACAAATGGTTCGTGCAGTTGGTCAAGACACTTTCCAACCGAAAATCGGATTCAAGACTAGATATGGCTTAATTGCTAATCCATTCGCTGAAACTGGTGCTCAATCAGGTGCTGCTACAGCAGTAAATGACGCTGGAAGTGCTAACGCTAACAGATATTACCAAAAAGTTCAAGTTGCGAACTTGATGTAATTTCATTGGTTTGAAAAACATTTTTCAAACAGAATTAAGGGGGAGTTTTTACTCCCCTTTTTTTTGGCCTAGATGACTTATAAATAGTATTATGACAATAAAACAATCATACAAAAGACAACCAACTAAATTTGATTATGCTGCTCCAACGCAGTTTAAATTTACTATTACAAAACTTCCTAAAGTAGAATTCTTTTGTACAGCAGTTAACTTACCAGGCATATCATTAGAAGGTAATATGGCGCAAGAAACACCATTGAAAGATATACCTATTCCTGGAGATAAACTATCATATAGTCCACTATCTATGGATTTTATGGTTGATGAAAATTTAGAAAACTATAGAGAAGTACACGGTTGGTTAACTGGTTTAGGTTTTCCTAAAGATAGAAAAGAATTTAGAGACCTATTAGGTGGTGGTACAGATAGATTTCCAACATCTACTGGTGCGAATCAAGAAACAGACGCAGGTAAACAGAAATTTAGTGCAGGAGATTCAGGTGCCGTTTATTCAGACGCAACATTAAGTATATTAACAAGTAAAAATACAACAAATATTCAAGTAAGATTTAGTGATGTATTTCCTACAGCATTATCTGGATTGAATTACAACCAACAACAAACAGATGTCAACTATTTAATAGCAACAGTTACGTTTCAGTACAAAATATATGAATTTGCAGAAGGAAGCGGACAAACTTCGGTAACGGTTTCGTAACAAACTTTACTTTTTTATTATAGTATGATATAGTATATAAGGAGATTATGACATTAGAAGAATTGCAAGAATTAGCAGACAAAGATTTAAAGATTAACGATAGTGAACTTGATTTAGAATCAATCAAAACTCCACAAATACATAACAAATATATGAAGCACTTAAGCAAGTTTAAGTTAATGTTAAGTAGGGCCGAAAGTGAATTACATATAGTTAAAAGAACAAAATGGGAATACTATACAGGTAAAGCAGACTCTACTGTTTATGTTGAAAAACCTTTTAACTTAAAAATATTAAGACAAGATGTTGACAAGTATATTGATTCAGATGAAGAAGTTATTAAAGCAAAACAAAAGGTTGATTACCTTACTACAGTAGTAGATTTTTTAGATAGAAGTATTAGACAAATTTCAAACAGAACATTTACTATTAAGAACGCAATTGATTGGAAGAAGTTTACATCAGGAGCCATTTAATATGGGTGCAGTTAATATAATAAAATTTAAAAGTGAAGATAAAAGAACTTTTTTTGCTCCCGAGTATGATTATACAATATTTGAAACTCAAGCATTTGAAATTGATTTTAAAGAGTTAGCAAAACTTATCTTAAGCAAAGAAAAAGAACTATTAAGTTTGCCTATATCAACTACATCAGGTGACGCTTACACAGGACTAAAAAAGGATAGTACAACAACTAGATTTGATAAGTATAATGTTTTAAAATGGGACGGTGAAAATATACAGCATATAAAAGGAAACATAATAAGTTTTCATAATCACATTTTAAAATATTTTAAACAACCACCTGCTAATGAATTGTATATACAATGTTGGACTAATATAATGAGAAAAGGAGAACAAATAAAACCTCATCTACATAATATAGGACCAAGCTGTTATTTAGGAGGTCATATTTGCGTACAATGTGATGATACATCTACCCATTATATCAATCCAATAAATCAAATTAATGACCCTATGACATATAGTAGTAAAAATGATGTAGGTAAAATGACTATATTTCCAGATAATGTACCACACTATACAGATATACACAATTCAGATAAAGAAAGAATAACAATTGCATTTGATTTATTAGCAGAAAATCCATACAAAGATAACTATTTAAAGTTAATATGAAAAATGTAAGATATCTTGTAATAGACAAGAAGGATGATGTCTATTTAAAGATAGAAGCAGAAGATTCTATTAGAAGAGAATTAGGTCAACACTTTACTTTTGAAGTACCTGGTTTTCGTTTTATGCCTCAATTTCGTAATAGAGTATGGGACGGTAAGATAAGATTATTTTCATATGCAACTGGTCAAATATACGTAGGGTTATATCCTTATGTACTTAACTGGTGTAAAGAGAATGAGATAGAAGTTGTTGATGGAACAAAGATAGAAGATACTAAAGTTGATGATAATAAAGTAGAAAAATTTATTGATGCTCTTAAAATTCCTTTGAAGGTAAGAGATTATCAAAAAGAAGCATTTACATATGCAGTTAAAAAGAATAGATGTTTATTACTATCGCCAACTGCTAGTGGTAAATCAC